TATTTTTTGGTGTCAGTCTCACTACCCATGGATTTTCGGACACACCTAAACAGGAGGGAAAATTCATGTTTCATCCCGAATCCTCCGGGCATAATTTCCGGATCTCCAAACTGAACACCAATCTTAGTTCTCATCTGATTTGTAAAAACAATAGCACATGGATGGCCTCTCTTCATCTCGCGGATTGCTCTTTGCTTCAATCTCCGCACTGCTCTCGTGATCAACTTTGCCTGGTTGCCAATAAACTGGTCCTCCGACGGAGCATCAAATTCAGAGGAAGGTACAAGATTTGCAAGACTATCTACTACCAATAAACCACAGTCATCAGCACGTAGGGCAGCTTCAGCAAGATTCACATATTGCTCCCCATAATCTGCAAGGCCAAGATAGTATTTTTCAGGGTCGTTTCCACACGCCTTCGCCCACCCTTTATTGAATGTGTTTTCAGTGTCAGCCCAAAAAGCTTTCATCTGAAGAGGTGGGAGGGAGCACGTGCAAAACTCAATAAGATTGAAGCACCTCCAGCATATTTTCTGAGACATACTCATAATGGACATAGCTGCTGTAGTCTTTCCGCCAGAATCTTTTCCCCACAGACATACAGACTGCCACAGGGGCACCCCACCCCCGGCAGAAAAATCTACAGCAAATATCCCACTTGGAATTCGATAGGGGTCATCAATCCAAGCTGATCCTTTTGAAACAGACTTCGGCCCATATTGTGCATTTTTTTTCACAAGCAGATTATTAAGATCATTCTTTTCCTCTCCAGGGTCATCTTTTTCAACAGCAGGTTTCTTTTTAAGAGCCACCTTCCATCTCCTTTTCAAATTTCTTGGCTTCATTATCAATCAGTCGTTCAGCAAGATTACGCACAGTCTTATAAACAGTAGCAATTTCTTCGACATAACATGGACACGACACCATTACATCAGCTCTAGCACTGCTATACCCTCCCATTGGAATAGTCACCCCAAACTTCGCGCTCACAGTTGCGGTTGCAGTAACAAAAGGCCTTATTTTTATTCTTTTATTTTCTGTCTTAGTTTGCCCCAACAAAGTCCTTGAGACACTTACAAACGCATCTTTTGTCTGTATCTCCTTTGGCTTTTCTTCATCTATTTTTTGCATCTTCTTTACCATCTTTACCCTCCCAATTATTAGCTAAAAATTTACCTACCCCACTTAACATGGAAATCTCGTCCCGGTCATACATACCAAAAGCTTTTCTAATAAGCATGGCCTGTTTGGGTGAGTACAGTCTCCACCCTCGATGATCAAAAACAGTGCATGGAGGAATTACTAAATCCACATGGTAGCCACGTAAAGTCTGTGCCTTCCTCCCTATCATCTTCGCCATTTTACCTATTGTTATATAGTGCACACCATCTGTATCTCTTACAGAAAGACGGTCAGCTGGGATTCGGTCTTTAGAATGGTTTTTATAGTAACTCCTCGATTTTCTTTGAATTCTCTCTCTGTGTAATTTATCGCGTTTGTACTTCAATTTTCTTTTTCGCGAAAGTTCTTTACTGTGCTTATCGTACCAGTCTTTAAAAGTCCAGGCCATATAATTACCTCCTAGTTTACCCTAGTTTATCCTACTAATCTTGAGTCCTTCTTTTCTGTATTGTCTTTCTCTTTCAATTCCCCAGCCAACACAGTCAGGGTAAAAGCTATCGACAATATCCACCAGAATTGGATTCTTCTTCCCAGTCAGGAATCGTTCAATTCTTCCTTTTGACTGTATAATTTCAGAATGAGGGGTTGCATAGATAAGGCCTGAAAGACTCGGAATATCAGTTCCTAAATCCATCATTTGATAGGTGGCTAGCATTATTTTGCAATCGCTTGCAGACCTATCTCGCTCAGACTGTGCCAGTTCTCTATATTTTTGCTTCTCTTTTCCCTTTTTTGGGAGGGGGATTCTCCTAACAAACATCCCTACCTCACTAAATTTAAACCCACAATGAGATCGTAAAAGTTCACGAATATCCAGTAATTGCTGTGTTCTATCAGACATGATAGCACATCTCCTGTCAGAGTTACTAAGGAGTTGGGCGTAACGGGCTATTAATTTATTACGAGCAGGGTTAGCTGCAAGTCTCGAAAGCAGCATACCTCTTCGGTTTAGTTTGGGGCTTTTAGGATGGACATACCCTGACGAATACTTTACTTGATGTATTATAACATTTGGCTTCAATCTGGAAGTCTTGGAGGCTACAAGCATGCACTCTCCTACACTCCTCTTAAAGACTTCACTAAGTCCATCTTTCCTCTCCATCGTAGCCGAAAGCCCGATCCTGTATTTAGCAGGAAACATATTCACAACTGAAGCAAAAGTCCTCGGGGGCACAGATCTGTCTACCTCATCAAAAACAACACAACCGAAGTTCTTCTTAAAGTCTTTTCCCTGCCTATCCAACACAACAGAGTGCACAAGCCCTATAACTATCTTTTTATTTCTCCAGGTAGCTATCTTTCCAGCTATCTGGCCGATATCTCTACTTTTTAAATTTGTATGTTCAATAAATCGTTCCTTCCATTGAGATACAAGATTCGACCTTGGGACTATTATAAGAGTACGGGTATTTAGAACCTCTGCCATCTTCAAAGCAATGACAGTCTTCCCACTTCCAGGAGGCAGATTCACAAGGAATCCTGTACCTCCTTTTTGCAAGCGCTTGCAAAAGTCAGCATACATTGGCTCTTGCTCGGCCCACAACTTACCCGTAAAAGTCACGTCTGTAGGTTTCCCAGTAACTCTGACATCTCTCATTTCCACCCCCCACCCAAAGGGAGGGGCAGCATATCTCGGATACCCAAACCAAGGAGGTTTCGAGTCGTCGTATAGATGAACAACCTCTTTACTGTATTTCGGGACAACAGAAAGACTTTTCTTCTCTACCTTAATATCTTGTATCTCGCATTCCTTCACATACGTATAACCGGAAAGAACGGCCTGTGAGAAATAAACCACTTAGATCAGATCCTCAATAGAAGTTACCTCATCAATATCCTTTGCCTCACCACCCGGCAGCTCATCTTCGGGCTCCTCACCAACTTTACTATCATCTTCCTCCGAACCTACAGGATCGACTCCGTCTACCAATTTTCTCAGCTCTGCAGCACTTTTGGGCGCAAGAAGCTCTGGGTAGTTAAAAGGCTCTAACCATTTTTTCTTGTCGGCTTTTGTCTCTCCTTGTGCAAATTTTGAAAGGGTCTTTTCGTCCAGCCTTTTGATAAATTCAAAATCTTCACCAACAGAGGACTCAGTATTGCCTGTGCCACGTGACATTTCAAACACACACCCACGTAGATCCCCATCTCTCCGTTCTATCTGTTTCAGCAATCTCTGTCTTGCACGGCCCTTCGCCACAAAAAGCTGCTTTTGATTTGTATGTACCTTTCCATCTTTATCGGTGTATTTTTTATGGCTAACTATTGTGCCGGCCAGCACATAACTTGCTCTGCCATCTGGGGCTTCACAGAGTGGGCAGGTGTCAAAGTCCTGCAGACACGTATAAAAATTAAAATACTTCCCTCCTATCTTTAAATTATGCTCATAAAAGAAGAAGTTTGGCGTATCAAGAAAGGTCAGCATTCCAGAGCTGTCCGGCTCCAACCAAAACCTCCTAACATTGTCCCCGCCTGCATCTCTCCTTGCCTTATTGTCTACATCAATTTTCTGGGCTTTCTTTGCCCCTTCCTTGCCTGTTTGATACCAACTTTTTTCTGCTTTTTTTGCCATACACTTTCCTCCCTGTAATTAAATTATTTTAAGTTATCCTGTATTTTATATTAATAATAGATTTTTGTCAAGATATACTGCGTTTGCGTTTAAGAACTTCCCATAAATCCTCTTTCCTTTTTATGGCTCCTCCATCATTAACACCTGCTACACTCCAATCAAGCTCGTATATCGGAACCTTTCCTTTCAGTCGGTCAAAAATTCTTTTGTGTGCATGCTCTCCAGCCTTGTCAGCATCATATCCCAGAAATAAAGGGCCGCTCCTCAAAGGTAGTGCATCAATCTGAGCATCAGTAACAGAGGAGGTTGCAGAGGCAAGTGTATTGAAAAATCCAAGAGTCATTACCCTCATAGCATCAATCTCCCCCTCGGTTAGTAGAATAGGTACTTCCCAATCTACTAGGCTCATGCCAAACCAAACCCCTACATCTTTTAATTTTGGAAAAACTACATCTGCAAAACCAGTTATTTTAGGATCAGCCGTCCACATACTTTTTGATTTTCTGGATCTAAATCTTAACACAAAAATTCTCCCGCCGACATTTGTCAGAGGAAATACAACAGCTGAATCACTACTCGCAATCCTAACTCTACACATGTTGAAAATTAGGGGGTCTATAAGCCTTTCTTTCCAAAGCCAATCTCTTACCCGCTTTTCCTCAAAAAGTCTACCATGCACCGGTAAAAGGGGATACCTTTGCAAAACTTTTACAGGGAGTGGGGCAATGACAACTCTCTCCTCCGCCCAGATCTCCGGAAGTTTTCTTTTCTTCCCCAGTCCATGGTTCTCCTCATGTAGAAGTACCTTAGCTGCGGCTTGTGGATACCTGCCTGACGCCACCCATAAAGTGTGGAGTAGTTTTCCAAGTCTCTGCCCTTTGGCACTACAGGCAAAGCAATAATAGACCGACTCCTCTTCGTCATTTATTGAAACTCCAAAACTTGGTCTTGTATCTTCTCCCCCGCCATGAGTATATGGTGCGAGGGGACAGGTTGATTGTACCCAAGCTCCCTTTGTATCTATATTCTCGCAGTCAAGGGCATGTAAAAATTTTATTATTGAACCTTCACGCATTTTTATCTCCTTGCAATCGCTTGCAAAATCTGATTATTCTTATCGTATTTATATTTTTGGTATTGCCCTCGGAAAGCACCTCAACATCCCCAGCAAGAGTAGCATTAAATTCTGAACTACTTGAAAGTATTGCCTCCCTATCCCTAATACTCATGCCAAATTGTTGGGAGTAGTGCTCCATGATATCCTGCGAACTGGTTATTTGAGCACCTCTTACTTTAAAAGCTATGCATAGTCCATCAGGCAAATCAACAGTAACTACAGCCTCCCCGATAGTAAAATTGTTAATCGGCATAATCTTCTTCCTTTTTCTCATTAATTTCTGTGATACCAATATTCTGCTGTAAGCTCACATTCAGGGTTATACTCATGCTCTCCCCCTCCCTACCTTTGATTATCTCAAGATATTTTATAGGGTTTCTACAGTCATCAACTTTAACTCCTTTTTCATTTATTTTTGTAGAACATCGCATACTTAATACAATACTTGCCAATTGGCCGATTGCATCCGAACCACCAATGTGTGCCAAGTCACCAGATCCTTTTCTGTTAAATTGATATGTACCTACAACTGGAATGTTTGCAGTTAGAGACAGGCTTTTTAGGCCCTCGGCTGTAGCAGCTATTCTCTCCCATCTCGCTCCGGTACGCTCTCTTGTCTTTAACAGATAAGCACCGTCCACATATAAAATATCGGGTTGCACCTCCTGAACTTTTATGAGCAAATCTTCAAAAGTAGTGTTAAAGGTTCCCTCATAAATATAGAAATCAGCACTTTCAAAACCTTGGGCAGTCCTCTCTAACTTCCTCTCTCCCCACCAACTCAACTTCCCTTTTCTAATCCCAGAAACTGGAATATTGCCTTTCAGTCCATACAGCCTAGCCATGCATTGCTCAGCTGGCATTTCAAGAGTTTCAACCATTACTCGATGTCCCTTTGCTGAACCAGCCATAGCAGCATTAAGTAGCAGGTACGACTTAGAAGAGCCGGGGCGGCCTATTATTGCAATGGAGTCACCTGGTTGCGCTCCTGAACTTGTTCGATCTAAAGAGGGTATCCCAAAAGGTACTCCAAAAATGTCATCTCCGGAAGATTGGATTTTCTTATATCTGTCTATCACCGGCTTATAGAGAGACTTTAGTGTGTATAACTTCTCTTTTTGCCCATCCTGGGTAAGGTCCAGATACAGCTTTTTAATTTTCTCCGTTGCTTCATCAAGTTCACCTTCTGATACATCATCTCCTGTTTCATCAAGAGACTTCTGTGCAATCGAAAGTTTGTGCCTTTTCTTAATGTGATCAAACCAATACTCAAGTGGCTCATCTGCAAATTCAGGGAATTTTATATGTGTTTCTTCTTCAATAGTCCTTACCTGTGGCAGACTATTGTATCTAAGAAAAAATTCAGAAATAAAAGCCAGTGCCTTTTTTTCGTTAGCCACAAAGAAAGAACTTGTCAGCCCGTTTTCAGTAAGGATGGAAAGTGAAGATTGCTCCTCTATTATTTTCTTAAGAACTCCAAGGCCTACAGACATTTACACCTCCTCTGGTGCATCGGTTGTTAATCTTGTAGCTCGCACTGTCTTTCCTTTTGCAAGCGCTTGCAGTTCAGGTTCTTTAAAGTTTTCTGCGGGGGCATCGTCAATAGAGAGAAACATAGCTACCATGTCCAAAGCATCTGCAACCTCCTCGCCTATTGAGTTGTCTATCTTTGAGAGCACATCTTTTCTCTCTGTGACATTTCGCTTTCTCCTTACAGAGTTGTAGGGCACTGTAAAAATCATCCCTAGTTTCATCCTTGCTTCTATAATTTCTTCTACCAACCCTGAGTGTGATTGTGCAAAAGGATGTTGCCTTGTCAGTCCCGCCCAAACAGTAAAATTGTCATAGATGCGTCCCCGGTATTTCAGAAACTCATCATCCATATTATACTCTGGGCTTATTCTTTTGAACATCTGGATAAACTGGTGGGTATCGGTATAAACCATACCTTGCCCAGTAGTAAGAACATAGGTGCCTATTATTCCCTGCACAACACTAGCTAATATTTCAGTATTCCCATAAAGCACAATAATTTTCTTTTGCAGCATAAGCTTTGCTACATTTGCAATCTTCTTTATAACATTAGCAGGGGGTTTTTTCCCAGGCACTCTAATACCAAACCGGTCAAGATAAACCTGCTCAAGTCCCCACTTTTTTATTTCCCACTTTTGATATTCTCCAGGGAATCCTCCATTCGGGAAAAACAACGCACCATTTCTTCTCTCGTCAAAAGTGTGCCATGGGAAGGTTAATTTCTTTTTGTCATATAGCCAGTATCTCTGCATTTCCGTCAGGTCGCCTATTTTCATAGTCTTTCAATCTCCTCTTCTTCTTCATCGCTCAAGTTATTATCAAGGCTCTCAATTATCTCATGTCTGAATATGTATGCCAGGTAAAAGCAGACATCGTGCTTCTTGGTCCTTAGTTTGTCAACATCCTTTCGGAGGAATGAATAATTTCTACAGATTAATACAATCAACTTTCTTAAGTCCATTCCATCTTTTTCACATTCAGCAATCCAATTCTTTCCCATCCCCAATACTTTCCCAGGATCTTGAAGTGACTCATCATCGTCATATGCAACCTCGTAGAAACGTGCCTGTTGTTTGAAGAAAGACACCGCCCTTCTTGCAGTTAACGGTTTTGTCTTCGTTTTTTCATTCCTCTTTCTCTCAGCAATAGCCATATCGTCGAGGGATCTTTTCATTACGTCTTCAAGTTTCATAACCTTCTCCTTTTTGCAAGCGATTGCAATCGGCGCACATCCCCTATTCTCAAAAACAAATGCAACTTTGGCCTTTATGCCATTAAGTCCTACAATCCTGTCCCTAAAAGGGGTATGGGGGAGTTTATTTTTCCATACTCTCTTGATGGTGCCAAAATAAAAGTCTATAATCCCAGGCACATTAAGAGACATGGATTTTCTTCCCCCAGCACTTTCGATAACTACTACTCCCTTTTTTCGCAGGATAACAAAAGCTCTGTCAATTTGTGACTTGCTTCTCAGTATCCCTGGATATCCGTGGAGGTTAAGACAACCCTCGTAAAAGTGTTCTTTAATAAACCACTCGTAAAATTTGCTGTAATGTATTGTCCTATCCAAAATCTGCTTGAAAATTGCCCATTCAGTGGCAGAATCAATGAAGGAATCCGAGACAGATGATAAGAAATGCCCCAACTCTCTCCAATCATGTGGCGTCATATTTATTTTTCCCATAAGTACTCCTCTCTTTTTCACTATTTATTTTTAAAAAAGGCGGATTTTTTCACTTTTTTTATTTTTGAGAAGGGGTTCCGTTCAGCATTTTTGCGGATTCCCTTTATATGTATTAAAAAGGATAAAGATATTAAAAAGGATAAGAAGAAAAAGGGTAATAGGTTTTCGTAAAAACCTTCTCTCTTTTCATATCTTTTTGGGAGGGAAGCAGGAAAGGTTACAACTGCAAAAGTAACAAAATTAAATATCTCTGCTATTGCTGTATTTTTACTTGACTTTGTTTCTGGTCTGTAGTATCTTATATTCATCTCAAATTGCAACTCCTTTCCTGTTGCCCGAGGGTCTGTTTATCCTGACAGGCCCTCACCCCTTTTCAAGCTGTTCCAGTTGGCATCCCATTTCCAATCGCGTCATTTATGCAATCGTCTTTTTCAATATACCCTTCTATGGATGAGGCAACTATTAGATCGTAACTGTCTATCCTTCTCCAACGCCACTTAGATTTGCTATCCTCATAAAATTCCCATTTGTCAAAAAACATAAATTCACCTCCTTTCTTTGTTTGAATCTGCAATCGCTTGCAGTTGTTACTTGAAAAGATTATAGATTTTATCCGTACTTTTGGCAAGGAATACGACAAGTAGGGCTATTTCGTGGTCTATAGCATCCTTCCTCTTTTGAAAACCAATTTGGCTGATCCTCTCCGAGCCTTCTGAGTCGTGCACAAACCAAAGTCCTAAATCATTATCGAATTTTACGTTGGAAGCTCTGGCGATTTGTTTTGTGGAAGCTACTGCTTCGAAAGGGTTATTGTCTTCAAAAAGGCATAAGGCCTCTTTTCCATCTGCGGATATCCTGATAGTTGTTTCCTTCATCTCTTGTCTCCATAAGTTTCGAGGTGGGAACGGTCCCCAATCACTCCATTTCTCCTGAGAAACCCATAAAACATTGCACCACAGCTATGGCACTTGACAACTACCGATATGTCTTGATGTTTTGGGCTGTAGGCATCTCCTATTTTCATCTTTGTGTTACAATCCGGGCAGTTCATCATATACCTCCGTATGGAACAGCCTGTAACCTTAGTAGTTGTGGTTGTTCCTTAGTTTAATAGAACATATAGAACAGTGTTCCATAAGAAAAAAGGCAGGGTCCTTGAGGAAAGGAGGTCGGGAACAATGTCAATAAACCCGATTTAAAACCTCAAAGACCACTGCCAATATTGTTATCCTACACCAGAATTTATTGTATTACCAGTGTGTGCGAAGTATTCAGGCTTCTTTTTTTCCTCTTCGACTTTTCCCAGAGCCCGAATTGTTTTGGCCATGAAGTCTTTACAAAGGCCTCCTTTAAAACCGGTTGCATCCATCTCGATCTTCTGGCCGTCTTTAGAAACTTTTATCTCTACTTCCTGCATTGTTCCCTCCTTACATTGTGGAGACACGCATAAGCATGCTTCCGTCCGGTTGTTCAGTTACCAAGTTAACCATTCCACCACTTTGCCCAACCTGCTTTTTGATAACATTAACAGAGTAATCTCTTGTAAGTTTACCTCCATTTCTACCTACACTGTGGGTCAGGTTGTTGTAGTTAGCATCGTTGTCGAGGTGAAGTTTGTAGCCTCCACCCTCTCTTGTTAAATAAGCCGATAGATTTCTGTCCTGCGCGTTAAACAATGTAGCTTCAACAGGCGCTCCCCTAAACTGAAAATTGGAGTCCTCGTTCTGTTCGTACCGCACATTGTTAGTTTTGCAGGATTCCTTAAACACTGTAAGATCATTTATTTCAAGTCCTAATTTTAGCCAAAAAGACAATGTAACCACCTCATTTTATTAGATATTTTTGTTTAATCTGTTCTAATGTCCACCCTTGTTTCTTCCTCCTAAATAACTGGGTTTGTCCACAAGAACAGTACCTACTTTCCCCAAAAGCTGATAGGGAAAAGACCACATTATTAATTTTTACACTCCAATCTACTTCTTCTCCTTTCGCTAAGTAGTAGCTTTTAATTTCCTCTATTGTTCTTCCTTTCTTCAACATATTCCTTACGCAATTCCCTGTTGTTCCAATAGCCTTAGCAAAATCATTTAAGCAAAGATTTTCTCCATTGTGCTCTACCCAGTGGGTATTCCTGCGATTCTTTGAGTGTTCTGAAGAAGGCTCCCAAACAACATTGCCAGGTTTATAGTTGCCATCATTGTCAATCCTCCCAAGCATGGTGTCAGGAGGTCGCTCACCCATGTCCTGTAAAAAATTCTCGAAAGACCTCCATCTTGGGTCCACAGTTATTCCCCGGCCACCATAATAGGAGAAGTTATCCTTGTTGGGATCAAGGCAGCGTTGAATCATAGATTTCCAACTAATATATGTGCCTGTCATTTTCCCTCTCTTAGAGTGACCGTGTACTTCATCCCTGCCAAATCCAAAGGCGTCCTTCAACGTAACCTCCTATTTTATATTGTTATCCACTCTTCTCTCTTTCTTCTGCCATTTACGATACTCTTTCTTTGTCTTAAATCCGAGTTTTTTCATCTCAGTGCGCTCTAGTCTACGCCTTGGATTTACTG